GTACACGATTCAATTATGCTTGACTTTGACCCATCAATATGTTATACTAATAGTATAGTAGAAACAGTTAAGCAATGTTTTGAAGATATTCCAAGTAACTTTGCTAAGTTATTTGGTAAAGAATTCAACCTTCCTATGAGGGTTGATATACAACTAGGTACCAATTGGGGTAACCTAGAAGACGTAACTTAATCTTAAGGAGATTATACATATGCAAGTAAATGTCGTAGATGTATCAAGCTTGAACACTCATGCAGCAAAGAATGGTAGACAATACCAGTCAATAGAAATCATGTACAAAAATGATGCTGGTCAAGCTCAAAATAAAAAGCTAATGTCTTTTGCAAACCCTGCCGTATTTAAAGCAGCACAGACTTGGAGTAAGGGTGATGTAATTCATGTGTCAACAGAAAAAGACCAGAATGGATATTGGCAATGGACAGCAGTAGGAGATGCTAATACCACTACAGACAAACGTGATGATGGTACAGCACAGGGTTCTACTCAAGCCGCAAGCTCAACAGCACCTACTCGTGTGTCAGGCAGTAACTACGAGACCAAAGATGAACGAGCAGCTAGGCAAGTAATGATAGTCCGTCAATCATCATTAAGTAATGCAGTAGCGACCCTAGCAATAGAAGGGAGCAAGGCAACAGCTAATGATGTAATTAGTTTAGCTAAATTATATGAGGGATATGTCTTAGGTCAACAAGCAGAAGTATCTAGTATTGATGACTTAGCATCAGACATTCCATTCTAATGGATACTAAACTAAAGACGAATCTAGGAGCTTTAGGAGGAGTACTACTCTTCCTATTGCTCATAGGTTACTATGACAGAGATACTCCTACTCAGGTTCACAAAGAGGAGGCTATAAAGGAGCATGAAGAGTTTGTTACTTCTTTTCAAATAGTTGAAATCATCCCTGACTTACCAGTTATAGAAGGGTATGATAATCCTACAGTAGATGATTTACCTCCACTAACACTTGATGGTAGTCATCTTCCTATTATAGATGGATATGAACCTTTGGAAGTTCATGAGTTACCTAACCTAGAGGACTAGTATGCAGGCATTAATTGACCATGATTTAGTAGTGTTTAGATGTGCAGCGTCAGCTGAAAATGATAGTCTTAACATAGCAATCTATAGAGCAGAAGCATTGCTTGATGAATTGCTTACTAAGACTGGAGCAGATAGCTACCGTGCATTCTTATCAGGTAAGTCTAACTTCCGTAAGACTATCTATCCTGAGTACAAAGCTAATCGTACTACACCTAAGCCCGTGCATCTAGAAGCTCTACGAGAATATGCTCTAGACAAACAGAATGCAGAGTTGGCACCTGATACATTAGAGGCTGATGATGCCCTAGGCATTAATCAGACTGATGATACTATGATTGTATCGTTAGATAAAGATTTACTAATGGTCCCAGGTAAACACTTCTCATGGGAGATTAAAGGTAAAGGCTGGACAAAGCCCGATAAGTTTACTGAACAGACAAAGCTAGGAGGATTGAGATTATTCTTTGAGCAATGTCTTAAAGGTGATACTGCTGATAACATCAAAGGTATCGAGAAGATAGGTAACAAACGGGCTAAAGCTTTACTTGCAGATTGTGTTACTGAACAGCAGATGTTTGATGCTGTTCGTAATGCATATGGTAATGATGACGAGTTCATTATGAACGCATCAGTACTATGGATAATGCAGAATGAGGAGGATGTATGGAAGGACAGGTTTAATGCCTACGTTCAAAAGTAAACTAGAAGTTAAAGCTTGGGCAGTACTCAAAAAACATTTCCCAAGTGTTAAGTATGAACCTGATGTAATAGAATACATACAACCCATCAAGTCACGGAAATATAATCCTGACTTTCGTATGGCAAAGAATGTATACATAGAAGCAAAGGGTAAGCTTGACTTAGCTACTAGACAAAAGATGGTTTGGTTTAAAGAATGTAATCCTGAAGTCACCATAATTTTCTTGTTTATGAATCCCGATAACAAGATAACCAAACGCAGCAAAACAACATACTGGCAGTGGGCTGAGAAACAAGGGTTCATGTGGCTAGACTTTAGAAAGGATTGGATAAATGATTATAAAAAACTTAAAAGAAAGTAAAGATGGTAGTGTAGACTTTGATTTTAAAGTTAACAAACAAGAGACAGAGTTCTTGTTATCGTTTGCTATCAAAGCTCTCATGCGTGAGGGTATAATTAAAACAGCAGAGGAAGAGTTCGCTGAAACAGAAGTAGACCTTCCACTGGAGACTATGCAATGAAGAAACATTTAGTAATAGGAGATACCCAGGTTAAGCCTGGGATTTCCCTATCTTATTTAACATGGATAGGTAGGTACATTGTTGACAAACAACCAGATGTAATTGTAATGATTGGTGACTTTGCAGACATGCCTAGCTTATCATCCTACGATGTAGGTAAAAAATCTTTCGAAGGTAGAACATACAAAGCAGATATTAAAGCTGCTCACAAGGGCATGGAAGCATTGCTAGCACCTATGAAAGCACTTAACAAAAGACTAGCTAAAGCTAAGAAGAAGTTATACAAACCTAAGATGGTACTAACTATGGGTAACCATGAGCAACGTATTAACACAGCCATTGAGTATGACAGAAAGCTAGATGGTCTTATATCATTTGATGATTTACAATACAAAGAAGCAGGATGGGATGTAATTCCATTCTTAGAAGTAACTAGTATTGATGGTGTTGCATACAGTCATTACTTTGCTAGTGGTGTTATGGGTAGACCAGTAACATCAGCACGTGCTTTACTTACTAAGAAGCATATGTCATGTGTAGCTGGGCATCAGCAAGGACATGATATAGCATATGGTATGCGAGCAGATGGTAAACAAATGACATCTATCATTAGTGGTAGTTGTTATCTACATGATGAGTCATACTTATCTCAGCAAACTAATCAACATTGGAGAGGATTGTACATGTTACATAATGTAGAGGATGGTTCATTTGATGAATGTGCAATACCATTACATTATTTAAAAAGAAAGTATAGGAAATAGCTTGACTTTCTCTGTAATATATGCTATAATATTATTATGACAGCAACTAAAAAACAAGTAGGTGGTAAACATTATACTAACTATAAGATACAACCTATAGAATTTATAACAAGTAATAACATTGGTTTCATTGAAGGTAATGTTATTAAGTATCTATTAAGATTTAAAGAAAAGAATGGTATAGAAGATATAGATAAAGCTATACATTACCTAGAACTTTTAAAAGAAATATATTACAATGGAAAAACTTAAAACAAAAAGAATTTGCAATAAATGCAAAGAACCTGCTAAAATCTGGGATAAAAGTCAGTGGTGGTGTTCTATTGATAGTAGCATGGGTAGTTACAACATGCGTGGTTATTGCATAAGGGAGAAAAAGAAATGAAAAATTTATTTACAACAACCATAGGTCATCTAGTTATAATAGCTGTTCTTATTGGTTTATATGCTATAGTGGTATTTACATTATAACAAAATAGGGGTAGCTTTGGTTTCGACAACATGTAACATTAATTTAGCATGTTGGACGCGAGTTCGATTCTCGCCTACTCCACCAACATAGGAGCAGATATGAACTATAGAAACCTAAATTTACA